TGCGTCTTTGGGCGAGTTCTTGTCTCGCCCAGTGCAAATTACAGAAGGCGCTTGGTCTACTACAGTTGGTCCCTTTTCATATGAGTTCAATCCTTGGGTTCTTTTCTTGACCAATCCACAGGTTGCTGCAAAAATATCAGGGTATCGTATGCTCCAGGGAAAATTGCATGTGCGTGTCGCAATAAATGGAGGACCGATGTTTTATGGTAAGGCTATCATGGCCTATGAACCGCGGCATGTACAAAATGATCATGCTCGTTTTGTTGGTTTCGATGTTGATTCGACTGTCATGCAGATGTCTATGTTACCGCACATTTACCTAGATGCAACTACGTCTACCGGAGGCCAAATGGATTTGCCTTTTTTCTGTCCTGACAATTGGATCGATTTGTTAGGTAATACAGCGGACGAAATGGGCACCATGTATCTCCGGTCCATCAATAGCCTTCAACATGCGAACACAGCCTCTGCAAACGTGACTATGAAAGTTTATGCTTGGATGTCAGAAGTGAAGTTGTGTGGTCCCACTACGAGAGGCCGTGGCACTTACATTGCTCAGGCAGGCACTGAGATTGCCGTTGGCGCCGCGGGTTTGTCACTCGTGGGTGCCGTTTTAGCCTGGCTGAACAGATTCAAGTGTTCTTACGTGGGGGATCAACGACATTCTTCACATGATGAAAGTTCTGGAATGACTGCTCAAGCAGGTGATGAATATGGAACTGGTGTCGTTTCGAAACCGGCGTCCATTGTAGCCAGGTTGGCAGGAGCTTTGTCTGGAATCCCAAAGATTGCCCCTTATGCTATGGCCACGCAAATGGCCGCTTCGATGTTGGGGAAACTTGCGCACCATTTGGGTTTTTCTCGACCAAATATAGTCTCAACATTAGCGCGATGTAAAATTGTGAATACTGGACTTTTAGCCAATTCGGACCAGCATGATGCTGCCACTAAGTTGGCTTTCGATTCCAAGACAGAAGTAACAATTGATCCCAGGGTTGTGGGGCTTTCGGATATCGATGAGATGACCTTTGACTACATCAAGACAAAGGAATGTTATTTGATGCAGGCCTCTTGGTCGGAGACTGATCCAGAAAATTCCCTGATCGCTTCGTTGTCTGTAGGTCCCGATCAGCATCAGTTTGCAACGACAACCGGTGGATATACAGCCAATTTGTTCTCACCATTGTATACGTTGGCAGCTCCCTTTACATACTGGAGAGGGAGCATCATTTTCCGTTTTCAGATTGTTGCCTCGCAGTTGCATCGTGGTCGCATTAGGATCACGTATGATCCGTACATTCATTCTACACCGTATGATGAGAATGAGGTTTACACACGGATTATTGACATAGCAGAAAATAGGGATTTTGAAATTCCTGTGGCATGGAACCAAGCACGTGCTTGGTTACGAGTATTGAATCGTGCTGGATTCCAAGGTTCTACTTTTATTGCTGCGCATACGGATGGATCTCGCACCCAGACCGTTGGCAATGCAAACCATAATGGGCAATTGCGTATTGAGGTTCTGAATAACCTCACTTCACCAAATCCAGCGCTTGCACAGCCAGTATACCTCAATGTTTTTGTTCGAGGTGGGCCGGATTTCGAAGTCGCTGGTCCAACATCTGCTATGCTTGAAACGCTAGAATACGTGCCCAATACTGACTATGTGGCCCAATCCGGTATCGAAATGATGGCGCAGGCTGGTGAGGAGGAAGTGATTGATGAGGCGGATGATATACCAGAGAGTCCCCCTTCTATTACTCCCGTGGGCGCTTCTGATTCCTTGACTGATCCTCTTTATCATGTTTTCATGGGTGAGAAGATATCATCTGTTAGAAGCTTGATTAAAAGGTATACTTTTCACAAGTCACTTCCTATTGCTTCCGACTTTGGAATTGCCTATGACTATAATTTCCCCACCATGAAGGGTCAATTTGAAGTCAGAAACTCTACTACGGCTGCTACTGCCGATCCCAGTTCGCAAAGCTACCATTATGCTGCAATGACTTTTCTCAACTGGTTCAAGCCCTGTTACATCGGATGGAGGGGTGGCGTTCGTGCCAAGTACATGTGTTTTAATACAGCTGGTACAGCACGTTCGAGTTTCGTCTATGTCAAGCGCCTTACTCAGCCCCTTGCGCAAACCAACATATCTGATGTCATTCCCTTGTCTTTTGATGCAGCTAGTTTGGTTTCGTTTGATGTCGATGTCATGGGTGGTGTCGCAGGTTCGGAAATTGCGGCAACTGATACGGAAGGGGCCTTGGAAGTTGAGTTCCCGTATATTTCCTATAGGAGATTTCATCATTG